TGACGTAGCCCTGTCCGAACAAGACAGTATTCGTGCCCAAGCAGCCGAAAGTCAAAAACAAGCATTAGAAAACCTAAGAGGTCAACTTGAAGGTACTATTGGCGAACAGCAAACAGAGATAGATCGACTTTTAGGCTTGGAAACTGGGTATCAGCAACAAATTTCGGATCTACAGGCTCAAATAGAAGCCTTAAAAAGTGGCTCTTCTCCCGCAGACGAGCCTGTAGACTCTGAAGACATCTTTATGGAGCCGTCTTTGGATGAAGATATGGAAGAATTTTACGCCGATCAAGTTCGGGAAGAAGATGTCGGCGGTCAAACCGACGCTTTTGCCAGCTATCAAAGTCCCTTTGCTAATATGGCAACATCTGGACAAAATCCCAATCTTGGGTTAGGCTCATACAGATGATGGAACCGAATATCAATACTATGGAAGTTTCTGGTATGACTTCACCTGATGTTATCCAGAAAGAAATCGATAGTTTAAGTTCATCCGAAAAGCAAGAGGCTCGTGAATCCTTACGAGAAATCCAAGCTATTATCCAAGAGATGCAAGCAGCAGGTGCCAGCGAAGAAGAAATAGAATCGCTACTGGCAGAGATGGGCATATCTTTGGAAGAGCTTGATTTTGCTGAACAGCTTTTTGCCGAAGAGGGTAATACAATCGGTATCAAGATATGATTTTTGGCAAACTGTTAAACAGAATAAAAGAAAAACGTGGCTCTTTAAGTGATCGGGTTGTTGAGGGTCTTGATATGATGGGTGGTATGCCCAGAGATATGATGCCTCGTCGTGGCTCCGGTATTATGGACGGCATGCGCAACCGTAGATTCTTTGACCGTTTTCGTAATAGGCCTAGACCAAGACCAAGACCAATCAGACCTATAGATGAAATGCCGGTCAGTTTATTGCCTAGAGTTGAATTGGGCCAAGGAACTGTGCCTGATTTTCTACCACCTGATCCAGAAATGATGCGGCCTGACCCTGGACGTGCTTTTCCAGGTTTTAAGGATTTGCCGGTCGATGATGGCATGATGGGAAAAATGCCAGTAGAAGAGGAATTTTTATTTAAAAAGCCAATTAATCAACCTATGCCTATGCCGATAAGGGAATTAAAACCCGTCAAACCCTTGCCTGATATAAACTTACTTAGACCAGAAGACCGTCGTAGGTTTTTAGAAAAAAGGCCTATAAGAGAACAAATGCCAGTTATGCTAGAGCCAGATATTGAGGTTGGCGAACAGTTGCCGCCGCCTGAGCTCTCCCCCGAGGCTATTGCTGAAGGTATAAAGCGTCCACGTATGTTACCGGGTATGAGAGGTTTTAGTGAGGGTGGTATTGCCAGCATGGGCATGCAGGAAGTTAGTGATCTACTAAAAAGAAAGAGAGCACAATTAGCTGCTGCTGAAGAAAGAAGAGTTTCCGATAGAGATTTATTAGGCAGAACAATTTCAGACGAAGATGTATTAAAGACACCAATGACACCTGCTGAGGGTAGAAAAGCTTTCGAAGATGATATATTAATGCAAGCACAACTAGATGATAAACTGGGTAGATTAATTAATTTAGGCTTAACACCCTTCAGTGCTAATTTAGCCCTCAGAGAAAACTTAGATCCCATTTCAGCTTTAATGAGGGTTATCAAAAATCCAGAATCAAATGCTGCTATGAGAAAAATAGCTGAAGAAAGTGGTGTTAGTGAAATGGAGGCAGCCTTTAATTTAGTGCATAACGCTGCATTAGAAATGAATCCTGGAAGTCTATTTGGTCAAGACATGCCTCAAATGTCTGAAGGTGGTGCCGTAAAATTAACTGAACAGTCAGTTGAGTTCATGCCTGGTACAGATATTGGTATGATGCTTGATGATTTATCAGACGTTAAAAAAAAAGCTCAGATGATGAGCTAAATATCAAAGACTTTACCGATTTAATTTTTGATCCAACCGACCCCCTTGATGTCACACTTACTGCTTTAGGACCTTTTGGTGCTCCTTTCAAAGCAGTTAAAAAAGCAGAAAAAGTTAGCGATCTGATCAAAAGGAAGAAAGCAGAACGTGAAGCTGCTGAGAAAATAAAATTTGCTGGCATGTCTCAAGCCCAAATAGCAAGAAGCAAAAAACTTAACGATGAGTTGGTAACAATAGCAAAAAAAGACCAAGAAATTGAAAGCAGTCTACGTCGTCTTGAAGATGCGGTTGGCCCTGCATCAAGAGCAGAACGCACCAAGCTTTTTGCCCAAAGACTTGAACTAGATGAGCAAACCAACGCCATAAACAAAGAATTACGAGCTTTGTTTAAAAAATAAATATGTCTTTATCCCATCTTACAGACTCTGAAATCAAGGAAGCTTTACTCCTACAAGAGCGTCTGGCCAATCTGGAAAAGCAAGACAGTTGCCAAAAATCTTTTTTAGATTTTATTAATGCTATGTGGCCTGAGTTTATTTGTGGTCGGCATCATAAAATATTCGCCAAGAAGCTAGAAGATATAGCAAATGGTAAAATTAACAGATTAATAGTTAATATGCCCCCACGACATACCAAGTCCGAGTTCGCATCTACTTACTTTCCTGCTTGGATTATGGGGCGTAACGCCAATAAAAAAATTATGCAAACCACCCATACTGGCGAGCTAGCAGTACGATTTGGTCGTAAGGTAAGAAATATAATGGATAGTGAGGATTACAATAATATCTTTCCACAAGTAACTTTGTCAGCAGATTCGAAATCAGCAGGTCGTTGGGAAACTAATAAAGGTGGTGAATATTTTGCTGCAGGTGTGGGTGGCGCCATTACTGGTCGAGGTGCAGATTTATTAATAATAGATGACCCTCATTCAGAACAAGATGCACTCTCTCTAACACAAATGGAAGCCTGTTGGGAGTGGTACACTTCTGGACCACGACAGCGTTTGCAACCCAAAGGTGCGATTGTTTTAGTCATGACTAGATGGAGTAACGTCGATTTAACATCACGTTTATTAGAAGCTCAAAAAGAACCCTTAGCAGATCAATGGGAAGTTATAGAGTTTCCTGCTATCTTTCCAGAAACAGACAAACCCCTTTGGCCTGAATATTGGTCAATCGAGGAGTTGCATAAAGTTAAGGCATCACTACCTGGTATTAAATGGAATGCTCAGTGGATGCAAACCCCAACTGCCGAAGAGGGCAGTATAATCAAACGAGAATGGTGGCAAAACTGGGAGCATGAAAGCTTGCCGTCAGTGCAATATATTATCCAATCCTACGATACTGCGTATAGCAAAAAGCAAACTGCAGACTATTCGGCTATCAGTACTTGGGGTGTTTTTCGACCCTCAGAAGATGCCCCAGATTCTATCATTCTGTTAGATTGCCAGAAAGGGCGCTGGGATTTTCCTGACTTAAAAAAGATAGCGCAGCAAGAGTATAGTTATTGGGAACCTGATATGGTCTTAGTTGAGGCTAAAGCCTCTGGGACACCACTTACGCATGAACTGCGACGGCTAGGCATACCTGTGGTTAATTATTCGCCGTCACGAGGCCATGACAAACATGCTCGTATGCACTCAGTTGCACCTATTTTTGAGTCAGGTTTAGTCTGGGCCCCGAAACGAGAGTTTGCCGAGGACATGATAGAAGAATGCGCTTCTTTTCCTTTTAGTGCGCACGACGATTTGTGTGATACAATGACTCAAGCTTTGATGCGTTTTCGTGAGGGTGGTTTAGTGTCGCTAGGTGACGACTATATGGATGAAGACAAAGCGCCGATAAAAAGGATATATTACTAAGATGATTCAGTTTTATATGACAGAGTACGAAAAGGACGGCACTGTATATGATGGCCCAATTATTATGGCACCCAGTTTAGAGCTTGCTAATAGACAAGCAAAAGATTTAAAATTAAAACTAGTAGGCGAGATGTTTCCACTAGAAAATATAGTAGATAAATTAGACCAAACCCTGCATTAATATGGCAATAGAAAGACAAGATACTATACCCAACGTGGTAGAACCCACCAAAAACAAAATTGTAGACGAGCAAGAAGAAGCTTTAGTTGAACTTTTGGGTGATGCTCAAGAAGACGATTTTGAAATACAAGAAGACGGCAGTGCTGTTTTAATGGATGGCGAGTTACCACCACAAGATATTGGCTTCGATGGTAATTTAGCTGATGTTTTGGCTGATGAAGAGCTTAATAGAATATCCAATCTTTTAGTAGACGGTATTGAAAAGGACAAAGCTTCACGTAAGGACTGGGAGAAAACTTATACTGATGGCCTCAAATATTTAGGCATGAAGTTTGACGAAGATCGGTCTGAGCCCTTCGAAGGGGCCTCTGGTGTTATACATCCTTTGCTAGGCGAAGCAGTAACCAGCTTTCAAGCACAAGCTTACAAAGAGCTACTACCTGCAGGCGGACCTGTAAAAACACAAGTTATTGGCGATTACGATTCTAATATTGAGATGCAAGCCCAGAGGGTGCGTGAGTTTATGAATTATCAGATAGTGCATGAAATGGAAGAGTACGATCAAGAGCTGGATCAACTTCTATTTTATTTGCCTTTAGCTGGCTCTGCATTCAAAAAAATATACTACGACGAAGCACTTGGTAGAGCTGTCTCTAAGTTTGTGGCACCTGAAGATTTGATAGTGCCCTACTACACAACTGATTTAGAAAACTGCCCAAGAATTACGCATGTCATTAAGATGCCAGAAAACGAGGTTAAAAAATTACAGGCGTTAGGCTTTTACCGAAACATAGAAATTAGTTATGGCGATGATGCACCGCAGTACGGCAACGTCAAAGAAGAAATAGAAGAACTAACCGGTATGAAAGAAGGTTACGATACTGGCGAGGTGTCAGTGCTTTATGAGATCCATTGTAATTTAGATATTGTGGGCTTTGAGGATATGTCCGCTGATGGCGAAGCAACTGGTGTCAAGCTACCTTACATAGTAACTATCGATGCCAACAGTGATGAAATTTTGTCAATACGTAGGAACTTTAGAGAAGGCGACGCCCTACGTA